TGCCGAACGTCTGCCTGTGCCTGTGACCGGATGCTCTGCGGATTGACGCCGAGCACCGGCGCTACGTCTGCGGCTGTCAGCATCTGCTTGTCGGGAATCATACGCCGCTCCTTTCTCTCAACCAGTCCACAAAGTCCTGCGGATCGTCGGAGCAGTAGTCCATTTCATATTGCCGCTTCTTGCTGTCGGGCAGCTGCGTAAACGCCGCGCTCAGAATCTCGTCGATCTCGGATGCGGTGAAGGTCTTCGCCCATAGTCCGTTGATCTCGACCTCTTCTGTGCGTTCGCCGCCGTATTCGATCGCCTGATTCGGGAATGTCGCCTCCAGTTCAAAGCAGTCCTGACACAGACCGCCGAAGCGATACTCGTACTCGGAGGAGAACGCCTTTCCGCACTCATCACAGATGACGACCTCGTCGAAATTCTCTTTGCCGCAATTCGGACAGCTCATGTCGTCTTCGGCTTCGGACAGGGTGTAAATCTCTCCGCACACGTTGCAGCGGTAAATCGGGTTTTCTTTGTAGCTCATGTGTATTTCCTTTCTTGAATGTATTATTTGTTTCGTCTTGTCAAGACGATTTCAGGATAAAAAAAGATCAACGATTTCGTCCATTGAGAAGTCACAGGCGGTTTGAATTGCTTTGACTTCGTCCAGTCCCCACGATCCGCGCTTCATTTTGCGGTAAAACGTCTTTTCATCCATCTTTATGAGCTTGCTAACCTGTCGAGGACTGTGCCCTTTGTACAGCATCGTGCGTCTCAGCTTGTCTTCATCGTACATTGCATTACCTCCTTTCGTCTTCCTAAGACGAATAAAGAGTACCACAAATATGTCGTCTTGTCAAGACAAAAAGGTATTGATTTTCGGGCAAAATGGTGTATAATATTGTTAAAATTTGATGAACGTCGACAACGGAGGAGCTTGTCATGACTACGGGTGATCGAATCAAATACTATCGAGAACTTCGCGGCCTTACTATGGAACAGCTCGCGAGGTTGGTTGGAGTGCAGAACAGCGCTATCAACAAGTACGAGAAGGGCGTTGTAACGAATATCCCGATTGAGCGCGTCAAGAAGATTGCCAGTGCGCTGGAAGTGTCGCCAAGGGATTTGCTCGGATGGGAAGAGGAACAGGACGATGACCGTCAGAAGCTGCATCGGCTGATTGACACAGCCTCCGACGATCAGCTAAAGATCATCGAGCTGCTTCTGTCTCTGCCGACGGAACAGATTGAGGCGCTTGCCGCATTGCTTCGAGCAAAGCGATGATCGCGCGTATTTTCCGGGTGTCTGCCGCATCGACGGCGGCGTGCAGGAGGTTTCTGTCTAACGTGTACATCATTCTTTCGTGATCTCCTTTGATTTTCGTGACAATATTTTATCATAAAGCAAGAATAATGCAATACAATAAACGGGACAGCGAATAGTTCCTTTTCGGAGGAGGAGCACAAGATATGGGGAAAGTCAAAAGCCGAGGCAACGGCACCGGAACAGTATACAAGCGCGGCGACCGCGGGACATACGTTGCCGAAGTAAGGGCGTATCTTCCGGGAGAGGTTCGACGCATCCGCAAGACGTTTGCGAAGAAGAAAGACGCGGTAAACGCTTTGCCCGATCTTTTGAAGCAACTGGAGCAGAAGACCGATCCGAAGGCGCCGAAGGTCATCAGCTTCGCCGGCCTCAAGGATAAGCTGTTCGCGACCCAATGGTACAAGCAACTGTCGCCCGACAAGCAGAAGGCCTATCGGATCGCGTATAACAAATGCGCTCCCCTTCACGCGCTCTCAGACGTCCGCTTTGCGTCTTATGAAATGCAGGCAGAAATCCTATCGGGGCTGACGTATTATCCCGCCCGTGACGTTCGTACGCTGTTGAACAAGGCGTGGGAGCTTGCAATGCGGATGAACTGTCTCGAAAAGAACTATGCACCGCTTTTAGAGCTTCCGCCGATACCGCAGGCGAAGAAGACCGCGTTCTCCGAGGAGCAGGTGAAGAAGATTCAGAAGGTGAACGATCCGTTCCGGGACTATGTGCTGCTGATGATCTACATGGGACTTCGCCCGGTGGAAATGCGCGGGCTGACGGTGGAGGACGTCCACCTTGACGAGCACTATACCGACGGCGGGCGAAAGACGGCGAAGGGCGTACCGATCGCGATCTTCGACGAGGCCGAGCCGATCCTACGGAAGATGTGCGAAGAGACGAAGACCGGGAAGCTGTGCAAGCTGTCGAACGACGACTTCTATGCCGCGTTCTATCACTGCTTGGCGGCTGCCGGTGTGCAGGACGAAGAGGATCACACGCTGACGCCGTACACCTGCCGTCACACGTTCGTTACCCGGCTGACGAAAGCGGGCGTGCCGCAGCCGATGATCCAAAAGGCCGCCCGGCATACGTCCTACAAAACGACGCAAGGGTATACGCATCTTGATATATCGGACGTTTTGAAAGCAGTAAACGGCGATCCTATTGCCCACCCATTGCCCACCAAAGTCTGATTTTGCCCTATTTTACTGGGTTTCTATACCCCTGCTAAGGGAGTAGACTGGGTTGACCGGTGCGAGAGTTCGAATCTCTCCTTCCGCGCCACAGATAACGAAAAAAGCCCGAATTTAGGGCTTTTTTCTTACTTTTTCAAAGTCTTCCGATAACGCTTTTACCCTTTGTGATTCCATTTGTCGTCCTGTAGAATCTTGCAAAATCTCCTCCTATTGCCCACCGTATTGCCCACCAGCTATTGCCCACCACCACTATTGCCCACCAGTCCGATGATCGCCCGGAATGATGTAGGGAGTAGATGGGGAGTACCAAAAAAGAGCAGCTCACTTGCTGCTCTCCATGTCCTTCCGGATCAGGTCTTTTATATAGCCTTGGATGCTTGGCTGCTGCCGCAGGTGCTCGATGATGTCGGCGTCCGTGCTGTTCTGCAGCTTCAGCCCAAGTCGGGTCGTGTTGGCCTTTGTCCAAGCCTTACGTGCTTCTGTTTCTGCCATGGGTTTGCACCTCCTTTTTCGTCATCTTATCACAGACCGTCGGCGGCGTCAATCGCCAAGGGAAAAATAGCTTTCCCAATAGTTGCCGGTGTCATCCACGTAAAGCGTCCAATCGCCGTATGCGGCCTGATGAACGTCAACGACGTGCAGCTGCTGCATATAGTCCGCATAGCGCTCGCCCTTGTGCAGCTTGTGGAATTCGTCGATCGGCCTTGCGGCCTTCCATCCTTCGTGCTTGTGTTCCATCTTGTTATCCTCCTTACTTGACGATGTAGCGCTCGATCTTGTTGCGGTCATTGGCCGATCCGTAAACCGGAACGTAGCTGACTTCGGGCTGAACGTTCAGCAGAACGTCGAGCACGGTCATCGGGAGATTGTCCCGATGGTTAAACGTCCTGCGGCGATTGCCGTAATAGACGTTGTAAGTGGTGCAGCGGCGGGTCGTGTAAACGGTGATGTGCGTGATGCTCATGGTGTGAACCTCCTTGTATATTGATCTTGTTAGGGGAAGGGAGCAGGTCACGCCTGCTCGCCTTCCGCGTCTGCTGTTTCGATGTCGCCATAGATATAGGCGACGGCCTTCTCGGCTTTGGACGCCGCACTGACGACCATCTTTGGGTCATTGCGCAAGCTCTTCAGCCACGACTGGATGTATGCAACGCTGTTGCGGAAGCTGTTGTCGGTCGCGATCCCGAGAGAGTGGCAGATGCTCGCGGCGCCGATTTCGGCGACAAGCTCCTCCTTGCTGTAATCGACGGAGCCGAAACGATGGGAAACCTGCTTACTGAACCGGTCAAGGCGCTTGCTGTGTCCGGTGCTGTGCGTGGCTTCGTGGAAGGCGGTGCTGTAATACTCCGCGGCGTACTTGAATTGCTTGATGCAGGGAAGGTTAATCAGATCGGCGGCGGGGCTATAATAGGCTTCGTTCGACACCTTGTCAGATACGAGCTTGATACCTTCGCGGCTGATGTACTGGTCGAGCAGCTCGTCGGCTTCGGGAATCTCTTCGGCATGGTCCGCGGGGATGGTGACGGTGGTGGGCTTGGTGACGTCGTCCCACTTGGCCTTGATGCCGTCGCAATCGTCAATGTGGAAGACGCCGTAATAACGCAGGAACGGGATTAGTTTCTTCTTCGGCTCGCCGTTATCGTTGAGGATCGCGTGACCGTTTTCGTCGGTCTGATCGACGGGAAGCTGTTTCCAGAAGCAGACGATCTGCTGCTTGGCGCCCTTCTTGACCTTGCCGCCTTCGGCCTGCAGCTGCTTCCAAGTGATGTATTCACCGGAGCGACCGAGCAGCAGCTGATTCAGCATGCTGTAAGGCTTGCCGGTGGTGTGGCTGACGGCGCAGGCGCTGATGCGGACGGTGCCGCCAACGCGGCTATAGCCGACCCAAGGCTTGTTCCAAGGGATGATACCCTGCTGCAGCTGATCGATGATCCGGTCTGTGATGATTTCGTAAACGTTCGACATGTTGTTTTCCTCCTTTTTGTCGTGGGTCTGTCCCCATCTGATGCCGCAAGTATAACATGGGTTTGTACCCTTGTCAACCCCCAATTTCAAAAAAATTTTCGTGAAGGCAGCCGCCGGGCTGATCTTCGGCATAACAAAAACATTATTATATAGGCGAGCGCGGACAAGCTGTCCAAGATAATGGACTTAAAAAGATTTTACAAAGGCTGAAAACGCCCACGGTGTCTACGTTTCAAGGAGTTATCCACATATTATGAACGAAATGTAAACAAAAAAATCTAAGACACTATTGCAAAAAAGACGTGGTATAATGGCAGTGTCGAAGAAGAGCAACAAAGCCTTCCTCCCCGATCCCGGTATAAATAATCTATACCTTGTTTCTCAAGTATCTATCCCAACAAACTCAGATCACGAGAAGATAATAACAAACTAACGCTATAAGACGAGTAGAGTATTCTACCCGTCTTTTTCTCTGTGAAGAGATAATATATATTCAACCCGTAAGGAGGTGAAACGAAATGATTACAAGACCCTGTAAATTACAAGACCCTGAAAAGGTACAAGCTATTGTAGATGCTTATTTTACGGATAGAGAGAAAGAGCAGGAAGTAAGACCATTGAAGAATGGTGATAAGAAAGTATATCGTAAGCCTCCTTCTATATGGTCTCTGAGTAAGAAGCTTGGTATAACTGATGATTCTTTTCGTGAGTATATCAGCGAAGAAGCAGAAAGTAACGAAGCATATAACAAACAGATAATCTCCATCTTACGTGACGCGAAACAAAGAATCATAGATGAGCTCTATGAAGGTGTTGCATGTGGTTACTGGACGGAAAAGATTATCCTTGCACAGTTACAAAAATTCGGTGTAATTGGAGATACCGAAGCAGATACCACAGTTAAAATCATTATGCAAGGTGATCCAAACTGGTCTAAATAACCCAATAAGCGTACAGTTTATACAGAGTATACAGCAATATACATAGGGTTTGTATATAAAATATTCATTACTCTTCGTTAAATTACTGTTTAGCGAATAGTTTATTTATATTTCAAACTCCTGTATATTGTTTCAAACTCCTGTTTATTGGCAATGCTGTATAGATTGATATGGGGGGGTCGAAATCTGATGGAAACACGGAAATGACGAAAAAAAGGCAGAGTGGTACCATCGGGACTCCGAAAAAAACTATTAAAGCACCTACGCATAATTTCCACGACGGGGAATATCACTGACGCATCATTTCTCAGCTTGAGAAGATCACTTAACACAACACAACGACAACGATAGCATTTACGCAAGTAAGTGCAATTTATTTTATTACACGGAGGTAACACATTATGGCAACCATTGACCCATGGACACAGTCGCTGATAGAGAATGGAGACATGATTAAAGCAAACGTGTCCAGCGGTTTGGACAGAGGAGACATTCTTTTTGTCGAAACAGATAGAAACGGGGCACTCAAAACGACATGGAAAGAGATTATGCGCTCCATGATTGCCGGTAAGCTGGTTGTTGTCCGGTGGATGAACTTTGCTGACGCAACTGCCTCAGTCGCTTTTGATGTTCTGGCAGAGGCTGGATACTCGGAAAAAGGCGGCTGGTATGCTCGCAGCATTACAGATGCGTTGTATTTCGCAGCCAGTGCTGACGACGTACTTATCAGGGACTGATCCACGCGGAATCCCGGTTTTAACAACTCTTCTCCTTCGGGCATTATCCCTTTCACCGGGGGAGATGGCAAGGGGCGCAGGTTTTCAATGCACCGCATGGCTTCCTCCTTCCTGCGCCCTTTGTTTGAATTGAGGTGAGTATATGGCAGTCAAGAAACAGCTTGTGCTGAAAGGCATGCCGAACCCGAAGCAAGAAGAATTCTTCCTTGCGACGGCACGGCATATCGCTTACGGCGGAGCAAGAGGCGGCGGCAAATCTTGGGCCATGCGGCGAAAGTTTGTTCTGCTTGCCTTGAACTATGCGGGCTTGAAGCTGCTGCTTCTGCGGCGAACGTTCCCTGAACTGGAAGCAAACCACATTATGCCGCTACGCGGAGAACTGGACGGCTTCGCCAAGTACAGCGCGGAAAAGCGTATGTTCACATTTCCGAACGGCTCTATTATCAAGCTCGGCTACTGCGACACCGAAGCGGACGTGTACCAGTACCAAGGGCAAGAATATGACGTCATCGGCTTCGAGGAAGCGACACAGTTTACGCCGTTTCAGATGCAGTACATCAGCACGTCCAACCGTACGACGCGGACGGACTTCTCACCGAGAATCTACTACACCTGCAACCCGGGCGGCGTCGGTCACGACTATATCAAGCGTCTGTTCATCGACCGCAACTTCACCGAGGAAGAAGACCCGGACGATTACGTGTTTATACCGGCGAAGGTGCAGGACAACACCGTCCTTATGGAAGCCGATCCGAACTACGTCAAGTCGCTGCGGTCTTTGCCCGAACATCTGCGCAAGGCGTATTTGGATGGCGATTGGGACGTTGTCGAGGGGCAGTATTTTTCCGAGTTTCAGCGAAGCGTTCACGTCATCGAGCCGTTCACGATCCCGTCGAACTGGCGCAGGTTTCGGTCTATGGACTGGGGCTATAATGACCCGTGCTGTGTGCTTTGGTACGCTGTCGCCCCCGATCATCACATCTACGTGTACCGCGAGTATTATCAAAGGCAGACGCTTGCAAGAGATGTCGCCGCCGAGATATTGGAGATGTCGGCGTTCGAGCAGATCGATTACACCGTCGCTTCCCCGGACGCATGGCAGCTGCGCGGCATGAAAGACGCGATGCAGGGCGAAAGCATTGCAGACACGTTTCTGTACAACTGCGTGCCGCTTATCCCGGCGGACAACAACCGTTTGTCGGGTTGGCAGCGTGTCCGTGAAAACCTTGCGCTTGCGCCTGACGGCAAGCCGTATTTGCAGATTTTCAACACCTGTTACAACCTTATCCGCACCTTGCCGCTGTTGACCTACGGCAAGATCAGCACCGGCAGTCACGAAGACGTCGCGGCCAACTGTGAAGACCATGCCCCCGAGAGTTTGCGCTATGGACTTATGAGCCGCCCGTCGCCTGCGCCGCAACGACAGATTCTGCAAAGCAAAAGAGCAGCTTACGACCCGTTCTCACAACCAAAGCTTCGTGTTGTTGAGGGCGGGTTTTTCAATCTCAGAACATAAGGAGCTATCAACATGGACGAAGTACAGGTCACGGGCAGAGGTTTGGTACCGTGCGGGGACTACATGTCCACGATCATGGAAGGGCTGTATCAGCCGCATCCTGTTTACACCGAGGGCGAAGACCCGTTTGTCGGCGCCATCTACGGTTTGTTCGGCAGATACTTCACAGAGAAATATCATACCGAGTGGGAGCGCCTTGACGATAACAGCCGCGTCTACAATGGTGACCATTGGCATAACTTCGGCAACGACAACCCGAAGAACGATTCCTTGCCCCGCCCGAATATCCCGATCCTGTCGTCCGCTATCGAGAACCTGAAAGCGGACTACAACGACGAATTCCCGGAGGCGGTCATCGTCAAGGATTCCGTGCACTCAGAGCGTCTTGCCAAAGTCCTTACCGCCGTTATCCGGCAGGAGCTTGACTTGTGCGACTTCGAGGTCGAATACGGCAACATCGTACAGGATATTCTGCAGGACGGTTGGGGCTGCTTCGAGGTCGGCTACAATCCAGACGCAAACAATGGTCTCGGCGGTTCGTACATCCGCACGGTCATGAACAAGAACTTCCTTTGCGATCCCGCGGTCAAAGACCTGCAGGACGGACGGGCGTGCTTCAAGATCGACATGAAGCCGCGGTACTGGTTCAAACAGCGCTACCCGGAACAGTTCCCCTACATGACGGACGACCGCGAGTACATCCAGTTCAACCATGAGACGATCACGGACGCCGATAACAACATGGCAAATTCCACGTTCAGCCTCATCGAGATATGGGTGCGCGAATACGACCCCGAGACGTGCAGGCACAAAGTCCACTTTGCCAAGGTCGCCGGGCATCAGCTTTTAGAGCTGTCCACCAAGGACTACCCCGACGGCTACTATGCGCACGGTCTTTATCCGTTTGTCATTACGTCGCTGTTCCCGCAGCGTGGTACCGAGCTCGGTTTGGGTTTGGTAGACATCTTCAAAGACCCGCAGCGCTTTAGTGACAAGGCTGTGCAGATCATCCTTGCAAACCTTTATCGCGCCGCCAAGCCGCGCATCGTCGTCGATGAAAACTACCTGTCCAACCCGGAGGAAGTGCTCGACGCTGACGTTGAGATCATCCGCACCCGCGGCAACGTCGCACAGGCTTACGCATGGCAGCAGACACAGCCGCTTCCAAATACCGCGTTCGGCGTTGTCGATTACCTGACCGGCACGATCAAGAACGAATCGGGCACGAACGATCAGAGCCGCGGGCAAACGTCCAGCGGCGTCACAGCCGCATCGGCCATCACCGCCTTGCAGGAGATGTCCACAAAGCGCAGCCGCATGGGCGCACAGCGTTTGCAGCACAGTTTCCGCAAGGCCGTGTACATGATGCTTGACGTCATCAAGGAAAAGCATCTTGTCCCGAGGCAGCTGGAGATCACCGAAAGCGGCGTGCCGATCATCGTCAAGTTTGACCGCGAATGGATCGACACACAGCTCAAAGAAGCAGACGGAACCCCGATCGTGCCGTTCATTGCGATCAAGTCCGCCCGCCAAACCCGCTATTCCAAGATGGCGCATAACGAACTGGTGCTGCAGATGATGCAGGCAACGAACGGACAGACAGACCCGGTCATCATGCTCGAAGCGATTCAGGGCGACGAAATGGAGGGCATCCTCGACACCATCCGCAAAGCGCAGCGCGGCGGCATGCTGAACCTCATGAAGCAGGTCGAACAGCAGTCTGCCGAGATTGCACAGCTTGCACAGCAGCTACAGCAGTACAAGCAGGCTATGGTCGGCGCCGAAGCGAACCTGCAGCAGATGGCCGCGCAACAGGCACAGCAGACGCAGGCGCAGATGGCGCAGGCACAGGAGCAGGCCGCAAGCGGCGTGCAAGAACTTACTGCAGAGAACATGGGTTAATTTGGTGCCGCCGACCATAACGGGCGTTAAAAGGAGAGTTACATGGATAACGAGATTCCGGTCGAACAGAACGCACCCGAAGTCGTTGAGAACGACACGCAGGCGGCCGACGCGCCTGCCGTGGGTGGAGAGAGAACCGAAGAAGTATTTGCCGCTGACCTGTACAGCGATAAACCAGCGGAGGGAACGGTCGATAAACCTGCTGCCGACGAACAGCTTCCGCAGGTGAACACGCAAAAGGACTTCAACGCCGCCTTGTCCCAGCGCCTTGCCGGTGAGAACACCAAGGGCTACAACCGGGCAAAAGCGGAGTATGAAGCATCCCCGGAACTGCAGCTTGTCCGCGCTATGATTGCCGATCGTGCGCGAAGCAAGGGCATTACGGAACAGCAGGCTTTGGCAGAGCTTCAGAACGACCGCATCCGTCAGCAGGCCGAGAACTACGCGAAGAATCCCGCGCAGTTCTACATGGACATGCTGCAAGGAAACTTCAACGCACAGAAACCCCAACAGCAATCCGTCGAAGCGCAGAGTACCGAGATGGCGCGGCAGATGGTTGACGCGATCCGTGCCGGTGAAATCCCGCAAGGATTTGACGTTCATAACCTACCAACCGACTTCATGCAGACGTACAACGAGTACGGCAACGTCCGTATGGCGCTTCGCGTATGGCAGGCAGAGCACAAAAGCGACGTGCAGGCACAGCAGATCGCGAACGAGCTTCAGCGCAGGCAGAAAGCGCCGAAGCCCATGTCGCCTACCTCTGCGAATCCGGCACAGCCCGCGCCGCCCGATTACGCGCACATGTCGTCGAAACAGTTCAACGAACTCGCTGCTAAGATCGAACAAGCTGCTTTACAGGGGAAGAAAGTGCGTCTCTAAAAAATTTTTTATAAGGAGATAACACTATGGCTACTCAGACCACTATTAACACCGCTGCTCCGCAGACCTATCTGAACAAGGTCTTTTATGACCGCAAACTGCTCGAAATCGCCAAGACCAAGTTCGTCTATGCGAATTTCGGCCAGAAGCGCCCGATCCCGAAGAACAACGGCAAGACCGCCGAATTCCGTCGGTTCAACCTGTTCACGCCCGATCTCGTCACGAACAAACTGACCGAGGGCGTGACGCCTGCGTCTCAGGCAATCAGCCAGTCCAAAGTCGAGGCGACCGTCGACCAGTACGGCGCTTACGTCGAGGTCTCCGATCTGCTCGACATGACGTCCTACGATCCGCTGACCGGCAACATGGTCGAGCTGCTCGGCGAACAGATGGGCACGCTGCTCGACTGGATCACGCGTAACGCTATGGCCGCGGGCGCATCCGATCAGTTCGCAGGCGGTCGTGCAAGCGCCGCTGCGCTGACCGCAACCGACAAGCTGACGATCGAGGAAGTCCGCAAGGCCGTCCGCACGCTGAAGAAGAACAAGGCGCGTATGTTCACCAACGGCAAGCGTGAGCACTTCATCTGCGTCTGCGACCCGGACGCGACGTTCGATCTGCAGAGCGACCCGGTATGGCAGGACGTTTCCAAGTACAGCAACGCGGAAGCGATCTATTCCGGCGAAATCGGCCGTATGTTCGGCGTCGTCTTCGTCGAATCTACCGAGGCGCCGATCGATCTGAAGACTGCGACCAACCCGGTCAACGCCAACGTAGACGTGCATCACAGCATGGTCTTCGGTCAGGACGCGTACGGCTGCATCGACATCGACGGCAGCGGCGCTGTTGAGACCATCATCAAGCCGCGCGGCTCTGCGGGCGCAAGCGATCCGCTCGATCAGCGCGGTACTATCGGCGCGAAGATCGCGGCGTACACCGCTGTCACGCTGAATCCGCTGTGGATCATCGACGTGCAGCACGCCGTCACCGCGTAACAAACACACAGGACAAAAGGGGGAGCATTACGCTCCCCCTATCTTTGTACAAAAAATCAAGGAGGAATTCAAAATGGCAACCAAGACCACCAAAGCCGTAACCGTTGAACCCGAAGTAAAGTCCCCGGAAGCGATTGAGAAAGAGACCGAAAAGCGCATTGCCGCCGAGGAAAAGGTCACGTTCATCATCCCGACCGACCCGCGTTTCCCGGCCGATCAGCAGTTTTGGGAGCATTGCGTGAACGGCGTTATCTATCGCTATCCGCGCGGTGAACAGATTGAGCTGCCCAAGTCCCTTGCGGAAACGTTTCTGCGCAAGCTGAAAATGCAGCAGGCGTCCGCTATGGTGATCGGCGAATTCAAGGGCATCGGCAAGAAGATCAACTAACGGAGGCATCCCATGAATCTACACGAAATCGTCGCTGATACGCTTGCGCTTCTGCATCTCGGAACAGAGGCGTCCACGACGTCTGCCTATACGCCCGAATTCAGAAAGTTCGCCAACGACGCGATCATCGAAATCTCGCGTAGGTTCAGACAGACGCGCACCGAGATCGTGGAGCTTGACAACAACTTCGAGTTCCCATTGACCGACCTTGACCGCATGTGCCTGCTCGTCGTGTCCGTACAGGACATGCACGGACGTCCCTTGCAGTGGAAGCAGACCGCGATCGGCACCGGCATTATCCACGTCTATCTGCCCATTGCCGTGCGCGAGGTGGACGACCCCAAGGAAAAGGTTCGCGTCCTGTACCAGTTCCGCCCGGCGCGGCTCGTCAATCCCGAGGACATCCCGGAGCTTCCCGATTTCTGCCACGACTGCATCCCGTACTTTATCGCGGCACAACATCATCTATCACAGGGAGGGGACAACACGGGCATGGGCAGCTTCTTCCTGTCCGAGTTTCAGCGCATGCTGAACGATTTGCCGTACCCGTACTACGGCGACGAGGCGTCCAAGCGCATCCATAACTACAACAAGGGGCTGATCTGATGAGCGTTACGAAAATCCCCGAATTCTACGGAATTCAGCAGCAGAAAGACGGGACGCTGCTGAACATTGGGACAGCGCGGAATTCTGTCAACATGGAAACAGGCGACGGTAACCTTGCCGTCGCCGAGGATTTCCATGTGCTTGTGAACCCGCCCGCCTCCGACGAGGGCGAGGTATGGCGTGCGCTGTTCGCGTTTGAACGCGCCACGTCGAACGATCTGCTGATCGCTTGCTCGTCCCGCAAGATTATGTTCTGTACGACGGACTACACCGGCGCCGTGGACTGGCAGATGCTGCTGTCGTTTGCGGAACAGGGTTATTATCCCGCCGACCGCGACAGCGCATTTGACGCGCAACTCGCGTCTATATGGAACACCGACTACATCCTCATTTCAACAGGCGGCACGCCGATCATCAAGGCCGCGATTGACGACCTGCTTGCAGGTAACCCGACGTGGGAATGGTTCGGCACGGATGTGTACTACCTCACCACGCCAATCACGATCACATCCGTCGATACCACGGACATCTCCAACAGCGTCATCACCATCGCGGGCAACGCCCTGAACCCGAACGAAAGCCAGCAGGCGTACACGCGTGCCCTTGTCTACGGTGTTTACATCATGGAGGGCGACAGCGTCAAATACCTGCTTTATCCCGATTTAGTCGAAGGCATTTCCGAAGACGGTTCCGAAATTACGCTGAACCTGACCGGGCTTACCGTGACCACATCGAACACGATCCAACTGCGCGGCGGCGTGTCCGACAAGCACGTTTCGTCGCTCGAACTGTTCCATGACCGTCTGTGGAGCGCGGGCGACCCCGAGCATGTGTCGCGTCTGTACTGGTCGTGCGCAGCAGGCGAGGGCAGAACGATCGAGGACTGGGTATCTGACGACCACTATGAAGACGCTTCGGGCGGACACGTTGACGTCGGCGTCGCTGACGGTGACCGCATCGTCGCGCTGAAATCCCTGTCCGATTGCATCCTGATCTTCAAAGTCAATTCCGTGTGGCGTCTGTACGGCGACCGTCCGTCCAACTATACGCTTGAACGTATTTCGGACGAGGTCGGTGCCTTCGACGATCACGAAATCGTGACGAAGTACGGCACGCCGTATTGGCTCACAAAAAACGGCGTCTACTATTCGGACGGCTCGAACTGCATGAACGTGGATAGCGAGGTCGATTATCTCCGCGACCTCTTTTGGGAAGTCAATGGCTCTATGAGGCGATCCGCCGTTTCCGTCCCTGCCCTTAGAAAGTTTTTCTTTGACGTGTACTCGGACGAGATCGGGCGGTTCATTCTTACGCGCGATACAGTTACAGGCGCGTACCTCACGTTCAATGGAATTGACGTCGTTGACCTTGCAACCGCGTCCGATGACGCGCTGTATCTTGATGCAAGCGGGGCCGTTTACAATCGCGCTGAAAATTCAGCACAGCTTTGTGACACGGACGGCAAGCCGCTGGACGCCGTGTGGGAATCGCAGATCATGGAGATCAACGGGCTTGCCTACAAGAAACAGGTGGTGCAGATGTTCTTTCGCGCTTCGGGTGACCGCATCCGTGTGCGAATTCACACCGATCTCGGCGACATCGAACAGGACGTTGTTCCGTCGGACATGCAGACGAACGTCATCCGCGTGCCTGTGAATATGTCCGAAGCGCGTTACATGCAGGTCACGATCCGCAACGTGAACGGCAGCCGGTTCAAAATCGAGGGCGGAATCTTCCTGCTGTTCGGAAAGGTGTATGAAGGATGAAACGGATTTCTCTTGATATATTCCGAATCGGCAAGACCAAGGACGAACGCAAGACACGGTTTGAGCAGAGCAATGAAGACCGCGTCAACATGAATTTCAAGCGGTTGCAGCAGGCGATCGAGGAAGTCAACGCCGAGAAATCCGATAGCGGTGACGTGTACACCAAGGCAGAGGCGGACACGCTCCTGTCCGCGAAAGCGAACAGCGCAGACGTTGTGCCGAAGTCAGGCGGCACATTCACGGGCGACGTAACGTTTGACGAGGATGTTACGGTTCGCGGTGTCCTCGATGTCACACAGAGGCGGTGCTATGGTATTATATCGGCGGTTGGATGGTACAGATTATTCAGCTTAAGAGCAGACACGCAGGCATCTGTTCTTGGCATTGATCCGTACAACTTTCATATCGTCATCGCACGAAGCGGCAACGATAGTGAAACTCACGAAATCACGCTTGCGGTGAATAAAAACAGTTTCTCATTCACGAACGAGGTGAGCAAGTCATTGGGTCTGCTCGTTGACAAGATAAGGATCACTAACAACGGCGCAGGTATTAACTGTGACATCCACTATGCATCTTCTTCAGGTCATTATTTGACAGCATATTATGATGCTTATACTGATCTAACGTATCAAAGCAAAGTGGTTTCAGAAAACTTGGCATCCGTTGCAGACGCGCCATCTGGAGAAACCGTGCTGACAACGTATGATTTTTCCGCGAACTTATCACCAACATATCTGAAATATGTTGACAGCCCAGCCGCAACGTACACGGTCGGCTCAAATCATTATGTTGCTGTGCCATATCCGACAGGGTTGAACGGTCTAAATGTTGTATCAATCGGCATGGTCTATTGGTCTACAATTAGTGGTGCAATATCGATCATGCCGTATAACAGCAACTTAAACGAATGGTATATCATCGGAGAATCTGGCGCGACAATCACAAACGCACAATTTAGATATTGGTACATCTAAAGGAGAAACAACAATGCAAACCTATTTCATCTTGGAGATTCAAGCATCAAACAACGGACAGGCGGCAATGACCGAACCACTCGGCTATCAAGTCTCGAACCAAGCCGAAGAAGCGAAACTCGAAGCGGCTTATTTCAGTAAGTGCGCGGCGGCTGTTCAATCCTCGGTAGACAAGCACAGCGTGATGATCGTGGATTCGGACGGCGCGGTGTGGAGAGGCTATAAGCAGACGTTCTATCACGGACAGGCATAATACCAATAGCGCAATATTGTGCGCACGGCAGCGGAAGCTGCCTTATTTATTGAGGTGAATCATGGCAAGAACATATACGCTTACTTCGACAAGCATTAACCCGGGCTGGAGAAGTTCTTGGAACGATGCGGACTGGCATGAGTATACATCTCGCGCGAGCTTAAGTAATCCTGAGCCTCGCGTCGGCAAGCTGTGGGACGGCACATATCGTGCAGTGAATATTCTGTTCGATTCCGCCATGCTTGCGACATTGCGGACAAAGACCATCACGTCAATCAAGCTGACAATCAAGATCGTCGGCGGTTCGATTGCCGCAGACTCTACAATTTTCCCAATCGGTTACAAACTGAACAGTTCCCCAACGGACTGGACAAGATCGGATGCGAATAGCACAGCGGCATCTACCACGGTAGCCGCTGGGGACTTGTGCTCTACCTCCGCTGCTTCATCCGGGACAACTCTTGAGATCAGTCTTGGAACGACAGTGCCGAAGTACGGATATGCGATTGGAATTCGTTCTTCTACTGCGTCTGGAAACTGTACAGTCGATACAGTCGCAACACTCACCATCGTAACCAACGAATCTCTGACGCTGTCCTTCAACGCGAACGGCGGCAGCGGTGCGCCAAGTGCACAGACAGCAGACGGCAATCCGAACCACACGTTTACGATTCCGTCTACGGTTCCGACACGACAGTATTATACGTTCCTCGGTTGGAGCACGTCCTCGTCCGCGACAAGTGCATCGTATTCCGCAGGCGGTTCGATCACAATCTCCGCAAATACCACCCTGTACGCCGTATGGTCGCGCAATACCGCGTATGTCTATTACAATGCGAACAGCGGAAGCGGCGCACCGAGCGCGACGTCGCACAGCGAGGGCACGAACGTTACGCTTTCGTCTACGAAGCCGACACGAACGGGGTACAACTTCCTCGGCTGGTCAACATCATCGTCTGCATCTTCCGCATCGTATGCGGCAGGCGGCACGTATGCTTTGTACACAACCGTCACTCTGTACGCGGTTTGGGAACGCATCACGTACACCGTCACTTACAATGCAAACGGCGGTTCGGGTGCACCGGGGAATCAAACGAAAACCTACGATGTGACGCTGACGCTGTCCAGTACGACACCGAGCCGCACCGGGTACACGTTCCTCGGTTGGTCTACCTCGAATACGGCGACAAGCGCGACGTATCAGCCGGGCG